CTGTTGATGTTGTTGTAGATTCTACCAATAAATGGAAGTTTACACTTGTATGGGTTATCCACTGTGTTGAATTGATAGGGACTCTCGTAAGCAAAGAAGATTGTTGGCCCAACTTGCACTCCAATCCATGTTCTTGGAATCCAGTTCCACTCAACTTTAATTTCCCCTTTAAGTTCTGCAGGAATTTTGAAATCCTCATCAACAACTTTCTTTTGTACCTGTCCATTTTGATCAAGGTAAGTTGCAGTCCCAATTTTCTTCTCACTTTTCCATGTGGTAAGTTGCATGAGAATTTTGGTACCTGTGTAGTTGTAATGTGGGTAAGTTGTTGTAATGACTTCTGGGGATTGTCCATATGATGCTGTTGCATTAAATATTTCTGCACTTCTTAAGTTTTCTTTATCTTTATCTGTTAGACGATCTCCAAACCAATCTAGTATCTGACCTCTATCTAACCACATTCTACCTACTGCCCAATCACAATCCTCAATAAAGAGTGAGTCTTGATTCTTATCACACTCAAAGTGTATTGGGTTCCAAGGAATTAAGACAGGTTCATTGTTAAAGATACCTGCATAGTATACCTCCTCTGCACAAGTAAGTGCATTCTGAAAACCCCTGATAAAGTGATTCTTAAGTTTAAGAGATCTCTCTAAATGGTTAAGTAATTTATTAGCAGTAATTTCTACACTATTAATGTAAGAGTTTGTAAATCTTTCTTCTACCTCAGCAGGATCTTCTACTTGCACCTCTTCTCCTAATTTTTGTCTTAGGATAGACATATAAGCATACTCTAATGCTTCTTTCTTATCAGCAATATACTGATTAAACCCCTCACCAGCTACAGATACTACTTTGTATGAGAATGGCCTCTTGAGTTCTTCCCCCACCAGTTGCAAAACAGAGCTACGCACAATATTATAGTCCTGGAAATTAGCAGGAAGATTGCCAATGCTATCATGTATATCAACACCATAAGGTTTAGTTACATAGCTAAAATCCTCAATATTAACAATAGAGTTAAAGAGGTCATAATTAATTTGTTTAGCCTCTCTAGAAGTCCTGCTTCCTGAGAGGTTAGAGTATGCTCTACCTACAAGGGCAATAATACATTTCTTTTGCCAATCTAGGGTTTCCTTAGTCCTCTGAGGTACTCGTTGTTCTGGAAGTGGTGGAATCATTAGTTACTAAATAATTTGGATGAGAAGAAATCTCTGCCATTCCTCTTATACGAGTCTTTAAAAGCAGGTTGTATTCTTGTTAACTCTATACTTCTAATAAGGGATAGTGAGAAGGATATAAATCTATCAAAGTTACCTCTACTATTATAAGTAATAAGTTCTTGCAATAGTCCTACACTCTTTATCTTATATACATTACTCTTACCATCTTCATACTCCTCTCTTAACCAGTTATTTACATAGGTAATGAGTTCATTCTTAACAGAGGAATATGAATTGCCGACAACTCTGATTCCATAGGTATTGGAATGTTGATTAGATGCAGCCTTGACAATACTAGGAGTTCTGGATAGTAAATGTAACTTATGTTTGTTCTCACAGTGAGTTTTGAAATTGTTGATGTTATTCTCATATAGACAGCTTGCGTTATAGTACTCTATTAAGAGAATACACTGATCATAAAACTCTTTAAAGTTCTGTGGCCTACCTGTATACTCAGCTACTGGAAGATCATGAGTTTCCTCACCAATAGCATACCTTTTAAAGATAAAGAGTGAGCCAAGAGACTCACTATAATTAGCTTCATCAGTAGCATATGGATCTAGTCCTCCAGTATATAAGTTATACGAGGTGCCAGGGGTTGGTTTCTCCCATATCTGTATACAGCCACTTTTGTCAAGGGACTTATCTCTATACTCTAAAGGTCTTAAGGATAAATCTGGTACAAACTCTGGATTACCATTACTATCATAAGCCATTCTACCACAGATACCTTTATACTCATCCTTAGTCATGCATAATCCTAATTGTCTTCTTAAGTCTTCTGTAGGAAATACATTATTAGAGATAATTTGAAAGGCTTCTGCAGGAGACCATGCATACTCAGTAGTATGTCTAAGATATTCTTCAGGGCTCTTTGCTTTAGCCTTCTTATTCTCTCTGAGCTTTGTCAAAAGCTCTTTAGCCTTAGGTATATCAGAATTACCTTCCTTATCATAAGCACCCTCATAGTTCTGATACATAGGAAAGAAGAAACCTGTACTCTTCTCAGGTAAACCATCCTCATCCCATACATTCTCAAAGGGCATCATATTATAGTTATCTGGGTTATAGTACATCTCAGCAAAGTCAATAGTACCTGCTTCCATATCACCACCAGTACCAAAGACAATCATCATCCCAGTATAGTAATCACCAGCCTTAATAGAAGGTTCCATAGCATAGTAACTCTCATTCCAATTAATGAAGGTACCAGCTTCTTCTACAATAATCTTGCTTGCATCTGCTCCCCTAGCAGCATCAGGGTTATTCATAAAGGATACACAAGTAATAGCACTTTGATGTCCCTTAGAGAGCTCAGTACCATCATCAGTATACTCAATATAACCACTCTTAATTCTACCATCAGCTATCTTATTAACTAGCCTGCTTCTCTTAAAAGCTGGACAATTGGTATTCAAGTGGTTAAGCATATCCATAACCTTAGTAAAGATACCAATCTCTGAGAATAGATATTTTTTATCATAAGCAGCAACAAGGGTAAGACTTTTCTTAATAAAGGTATATTCCCAAGCTATAGTAGCAGCATTCTTATAAGAAAACCCTCTTCTCCTTGCTTTACCTACTATCATACTCTTACCCCCTTCTGTCCACAATACTTTATTGTTTAGGTATAAGGTAGGAATAAGAGCTGGATCTATACCATTCTCTGCTATCTCTAGAAACCAGAAGTACTCAAAGTCACCATCCCAAAAGTCAGGAAGTAAGAACCCCTTAGATACCTTTCTTTTACCTCTATTATCATCAGTAAGATTTACTTTATTAATAAGGCAGTAGTTTAGATAGAAGTAATGCTTACCAGTAATCTTAGCACCTGAGACTTCATACCCCTCTATACACCTAGTAAACTCTTGATCCCAAAACCTATCAAATTCTAGTGTTCCAGGAAGAGCATCAGTATATCTGCCAGTAGTAATAAACCTATTACCAGCTTCTCTAAAGGGTTCAGTATTAACCCAGATACCATTCTTATTCCTTACTGCTCCCATTTGTTAATCTTTGCTCCTGCTCTAACCTTATTCTGTGCTACATTCTCAGATTCTACCTTTTCCTTTAAGCCCTCTAGAGTTGTAATTACTTGCAGAGTATTCTTTAGTGCATCAGTAACCTCCTTAACCTTATAAACAGGATTACCTCTAGCATCAAGTAGTGCATAATCTACATTTCTAAAGTAAGCCCTAGTCTGATTGGCAGCATGTATAGCATCCTGAAGGTATCTCATGTTAAAGCTGTAATTAAGTTCCTTATACTTCTCAATAGCTGCCTTAAGTTCATCTGTAAGAGCAAGTTCTAGATCCTTATTAAGAGCTGCTATCTTTTGTTCCTCATCATAAGCTCTATAAGGTGAGTTATAATCAGCAAATAGGTATACATACTTAAAAAGTTGTATACCATTATCCTTTTTACTCTTCTCATATAAGGCTTTAAACTCAGGAACTAAGAGACAAGCCTCATGAAGAGTAACACTAGCTCCATTTACATCAATTATTTTCATCCTTTAGCTTCTTAAATTTCTTATATGTCTCTCTCTTAGAGAGTTTTTTAGTAAAAGTACCAATATACCTAACTGTTACCTTAGGTTTCTTGTCTTTCATAGCTTTTCCAGCAGAGAGAAATGCAAATTTTACAACAGCATTAACATCCTTGTACGGAATCTGCAGATTCTCAGCTACTTCTTTAATAATTTGGTTAAGTTTCACTAAAGATAAATTTGATATCTGCTAAGTATATACCATTTCTAAAGCCGGAAGTAGTTAAGAGACCTTTCTTTTTCAAGGATGCCTTAATATTGTTGTAAGAAGCATCCTTAAGAGAGAGTTTATCCTTAATCTTCTTATTAGTTTTAGGGGAGTTAAGGAGTTCCCAAGCAATAGCTGGTGTACTTTGCTCATTAAAGGACTCATATTCCCTAAGTAATTCTGCAGCAACCTTAATTTCTGTCTCAGTAAGGTTAAAGTTAAGTGACATTACCCTCATATAGTTGAGGTAAGTATCACCCCTCACTGCTATCAATCTTTGTTTCTCCATCTCCAAAAGGTATCTTAAGTTGTAAGTTATTTAATTCTTCCTCAAAGTATAATTTCTCAGCCTCATTAATGAGGGACATAATTTCTTCAGGAGTTTCTAAGAAATTAAACATAATATCCTCAGTTAAGCCTTGCATAATAGTAAAGGTATGCTCAGTTAAGGGGGAAGTTTGTCCACCTATAAGAATAAAAGGGGGAAGAGTATTAAAGGCAAAGGTAATATTCTTGTAAGCAAGGTTTTCTCCTTCTATAACTTCTTCTCCAACTTCTCTTAACATCTCTGCAACATCATGTGTTATAATCTTTCCCTTAGCATCTTTAAGAGAATCTTCAAAAACTAGTAATTTTAATTTTATACTTTTCATATTTATTCGTATTATTACTTGCAAATATAAACAAAAATATTATGAATAGACAATACAGGAGAAAAATGGAAAAATTACAGAAGAAAGAGTATGATCTTTTCCTTAAGAAGAATAAGAGTTTCTTAGATAGCATTAAAGGAGAAGAGGGTACTCAAAAGACTTTAGAAAGAATAAAACATTTATTAGATAATTATGGCAAAGAACAAAGTAACGGAGAACACCTTCAAGAGGAAGCCTAAAGTGTCTCTTGGTAGACATGCTAAGAAAGATAGTTTCTCTAAAGGTAGTAAGAGGTATAAAAAACCTTATGCTGGACAAGGAAGATAAATATAATGTCAATTATTTTTCGTATAATTAATTAAATAACTTAATTATAAATTTAAGTATTTCTATAACTATAGGTAAGTTTCATTACCTCAATTAATTAGAATCTAAGAAGCATTGTATAGCATATGCAATCAGGGGTAGTAACTAAGTTACTACCTTTTTGTTTTTTACAGAATAAGAGAGTTTTATTTTACATTTTATAAATTTTTTTTAAAAATTTTTTGAAGTGTAAGTTTGTTGGATAGCCAAATCAAAAGTCCCCCACCCTCCTAACAAAGCCCTAACGGGCTTTGCACATTTAACACAAAGTAATATGAAAGTTAAAGTAAAAATCTTGAAAAATGAAATTTCTAAAGCAGGCTTTAGAAAGTTCAAACTTTCCACTGGGAGTAGTGAACAGTTTGATTTTGGTGGTGAATTAGCAACCAAAACCACTCAACGGAGTTGGTGGATTTTGTTTGATGATGATGACAAATTTGCAACAAAGAAGTTTGCTAAAGACAAACTTATAGAGTTGGATACTGACCTTTTCAAGGTAAGTATCTCAACCTATGAAGTTGAAGATGAGAAAAGTGGTAAGCTGATTACAGCCAGCTCTGCTTGGCTGATACCAGCTGACATGGCTGACGCCACTTGTATAGATTGGAAGGTATAACCTTCCAATCTTTTTTATATATATTTAAACAACAGCAAGCAACTTTTAACCCTCGATATTATGAGTAATATTGTTCCTTGTTGTTGTTTAAGATTATGTAAGTGATTGATAATCACTATAATCCTCTATCACTCAACATACAAGTATCAGCTATTCCTTGTGTCTTGTTTCAATTAATAATTATAGCCAAACTTCTGTTTACACATTTAATCATGATTATAAAGATCAAATCAATGGAACACCTCAATAGATTTTGTGAGGTAACTCCAGAACACTGGTATACTATCATTGGTATAGCACCTTTTTGCTATACTATAAAGATAGAATACAAGTCTGTCATTGCATCATTACCTGCTATAGGTAGTGAATGGTAAGAATCTAAAGGGTGAAATTCCCTTTTATCTTAGTTTGCATTAATTTGTAATATATTTGATAGTTAGATGAAATCGAGAAGATTGCTATCAGATTAAATGTCTTTGGAGTAATTAACCAAAGGAGCACCCAACAATGTAAGGCAGGTGTTTACAAATTAAATGCAAACTTTTAAAAAACTCAATAACTTTCCAAGATGTTGAGGACACCAGTTTCTTATATTATGGTGTAATAAATAGGTTATATTAGTAAAAGGTTAAACATCTATCCCGTTAGAGATAGCTTAGGGAGTCTAACACAATACTTCAAGAACCTTTCCTATTTATTACAGTTGCAACGAGTAATATAAGTTTTAGGTGTAAAACACATGTTTAATCTTTTATTCACAAAAAATCAAATGAAAAAATTATTTGTCTTTATTGCAGCTGTTGCTGCATTGTCTTCTTGTTCTGATATTGAATCTGCAAGAAAACATCGTGAATCCCTAAAATATAAAAAAGTTAGGGCTAAGATGCTTACCTGTCATTCAGGTATTTGTGCTGTAAGTAAAATTACTAATATACTTACAGTAGATACTATGTATCATGTTAATGATACAATCTTAGAAAGTAAATATATGTACATTATTGTAAAGTAATTATGCATACATTAACTCTTAACAAAGACCAGTGGAAAAGATTCTCTGCTGGTCTTACTAAGCATCATAGGATTTATTCTCTTATATACTCTATGGGTTACTATACCTGTAAAGTATTATACATAGGATAAATTACAGGAATACAGGTAGAAATACTTGTATTCCTTTTCTTTTATTTAATAATATGGCTACGGTCTGGGATCTTGTAGCAGAGGCAAGGGATTTGTCTACTGCTAACCCTAAGCACATGGGTATCTTATGTGCAGTTTCTCAATGTGCTTTTCCTACTCAGGATGGTACATTGATGATGCCAGAATATTGTTTCACTCTTAAAGAGTGGAGAAATATTGCTGATGCAGCTTCTGAGGTAACTCAAGAAGACTGTATATCTATGTTTCCCGAATTAGGGGAAATAGATAGATATTAAGGGTAATATACCCTTTTTGTTAATGCACCATAACTCACTTCCCAAGGGTGAGCAGTTGTAATATAGCCTCTCAACATAAAGAGGTTTTAAATGGATGGAGAAAACGGCCTACCATAGTATATTACAACTGAGTGCAGAGGGGCAAATTAAATGTTTAACAGTAACCAATTAAATTAAAACAATATGAATTCAGAAATTAAAAAAGCTCTTGATGAATTAAAAAACATCAATCATTTATCAGCATTTAATGCTTTATTTATTGAAGCATACATTGAAGAATTATTAGTTAAAATTAAAAATCTTAAAGAAGCTAATGAAATTCTTGAGAAATTTTAGTAAATTCTTTTTACTATTAATTATTATTACTAGTTGTGCTAAAGAACAGGAAATTGTTTCTCCAAGTGTTCTTGTAAAAGAAGTTTGCTGTTCTCCCATATATTATGCTGAGATATTGCATAAAGATATGTACAAAGTAGGTGATACTATTAGAATCATCTACAACCAAATGCCCAAACATGAGTATGCATATCCTCATGTTAAACATGTTAATTACACTACTGTAATAATAATTAACAAATGATGAGTAAAGCTCAAGAGTGGTGGTTTTATAGATCACCACTCATTAAAAAACAACTTCAACAGAAGTATTTCCCAGCAATTAATTATAATTATCTCTCACAACAACAAATCAAATTTATCTATGAAAAAGAAAAACAACAGGATTTTCGGTATCAAAACAATTGATGTCAATGGTATGAAGGTTCACACTATTAATATTATTATTAATAGTAGTCCCATCATTCTTAATAAAGTAATTAATGATAAGTTCTGGAAAGACAATCATACTTTAGATATAAGAAATGGTATATCCAAGATAAACTTTCTTTATACTACTATAGATATTAGTGGTATAAGTGTTGCCAAAGAATCTCTCTTTAAAATACTATTTGCACATAAGTTGCAAAAAGTAGTTAATGAGAGTTATTGGATAACTAATAAAGAAAGAATAGCTTGGGATGTTCTTGCAGAAATTAAGGATGTAAACGGAGGATATTTGTAATATGTTCAAAGTTATCTGTATAGATGATTCTAATAGACCTCCTGAGGTTCCAACATCTTGTTGGATTAAGGAGAATGAAGAATACACTGTGAGGAGAGTAGGTAAGAATAAACTTACAGGAGATGAGTATTTCATCCTTGAAGAAATTCAACCTACTCCACCTTATGGTGGATATCATGTGAGAAGATTTAAACTTCCACATTCAGAAGCACTTGAAGCTCAATATGAGCTACAAGCTATAAAATAATTTCAATATGTTTTACTTAATTTCAATATTTTATCTTTTTTAACAAATTTCTTAAAAAAAACAAATCTTATGTCAAAGTTTAATTTTGTCCGTGATGAAGAAAGGTCTCAATCAGTAGCTCAATTTCAAGCTAAATTACTTTCTATTAGTCCAGAACCAGTAGGTCAATATCCATCTGGTAAGTATTACAGAGTTGGTACCATTGAGTTTGAGAATAACTCTAATCAAAAGGTTCA